CTAGATATAAGGATAGTATCAAGTTAAACCGAGTTATCTTGACAAATTTTTAAAATGTCCTTGCGGACAGCACCGAGCCACTAACTCCGTTAGGCTCTACGAGCCTTGTGGCTCGGCCATTTTCCCTTTAGGTAATAGGGAAGACCTAGATTCTACTAAACGCTCAACTTTGACTTTTTTAAACGACTTCCAGATTACTTCAGAAAAGTCGCTAGGCGGTAACTCGAAGTCAGTATCATACATAGCGGATTCCCGAATTTCAAGGAGTTGATTAGGGTGCTTAGGGCATTTAGGAATTGGAAGCTGAAAGGAATCAGCCTTTAAAGGAATAGAGTCGAGTTGGCGGCTAGCACAGAGCGGACAATAATAATGATAGTATTCGAGTTTGTACTCATCAAGGTCGTAGCGGTAGAGAGCTTTTGGACTTATAAACTTACGGAGGGGAGAATCAAGGATAGGAAATTCTTGACCTACGTCAAAGAAATTGAAGACAGAGCGAAGCTGATTGCGATTAAGATAGTGATATTGGAGTGGAAGAGATTTAGAACCATAGAAAAGACGAGAGAAGAGAGAATGAGAAATCTTTTCAGTATAAATAAAATTATCAACAACAATAAGAGCAGACTTAGCGATAAGAGATGGGTCTTGAGTAGTACCAACAATAGAGAGATGACGGTGACGATGGAGCTGAAATAAAGCACGAATATCCCCATTTTCAGAATCCCACTCTCTAGGCTCTAAAACACGCTGGACTTCATCAAGAAAAAGAAGACAATTAGTAAAATCGGGAATACGAGAACGAAAATCGTCAGCAGAGAAAAAATGAAGATTAGGAAGATTCCAATTTATCCAAGTAGAAGAATAAACTTGCTCACCCGCAAGAAGAGCAGGAAGAACATAATCATAAACAGCAAGTAAAGTCTTACCAGACCCAGGAGCGCCAACAAAAAAATCGTTAGTATTACCAACAATATCATTATAAATCATATAATTTAAAAGGCTCGCCAATTAAGCCGAGCCTTACGGCTACGGCTTTAATTGGCTAACTACCTATTAGAGATACGAAGCCAATTATAGACGAGCATAACCGAGCGAAAAGTCCAAAAAGAAGAATATAAAAACAAAGCAGAACCCAAAAGACCAAAAATAACTTCAAAAGGCAAAAACCAAATAATATGAATAAGAGACCTAAAAATAACAAAAAAATAAACAAGCCAAGTCCAATTGATTACAGAATTAACAGCAAGACCAAGAGCAACAAGACCCAAAGAAATAACAATAATTTGGATTAAAACGTAATTAATAAAAAATTTAAAAATAGAATGAAACATAAAATTATTTATCGTATTTATACTTAGAATATTCAGTCCTTAAAATTTCCAAAATATCTTCAGAAAAATAAAGAAGAGTAAAAAGAAAACCCGCTTGAAGAAGATAACCAAGAAGAATACCTAAATTATAAAAAACTTCTTCAGCTTTAGAACCATCTGGGGCAAAAACGTCCGGGCCCCAAAAAGAAAGAACTAAATCAGACTCCGTAAAAACCAACTCTTTAGGGAAAACAATAGATAAATTACCATTACCATCACCAATTTCAAGCCAAGCCAAATCAGATGGCAAAGAAGTATCAACAGAAAGATTAAAAGAACTATAAAAATGATAAACAATATTAAAAGGAAAAACTACTTTAAGCAAATTAATTAAACCATTAGCAATGGGGAGTAAAACATAATCAGAAAAAACATTAATTAAAGTGAATATTGACTGAGCAACATAACAAGCAGAACCAATAACCCAATTACTAGAATCTTGACAATTTAAATTAGCGACCAAGACAGCAGTCGAAGAAGCAACATTAACAACAGAAGAATTAACTGAATGAAAAACCAACAAAAGCGAATCACTACAACGAATAAGCTGATTAAATTCATCATAAAGACAAATAGAAGAATCTAAAGAAAGATTACCATTTAAAGGATAATTTAAATCAATATTGCCAATTTCAGTACAAGAAGTAGGAATATAGGCAGTATCATTATAACGAACCCCATCAGTATTGCCACGAATATAAAAAGAAGTATTAGACCAACTTGATAAATCACAAATATCAAAAGCAAATTCAATATTCAAAGGTGGCTCATTAGCAGTATTAATATAATACGGATTAGGATAATAAAATAAAATATAATTATTAGTAGTATCAGGAGTACCCCAGACAGCACTAATAAATTCATTAGAAGAAACTAAATCAGAGCCAAAAACTTCTGAAATTGTAAAATGAGCAGTATTAGAACTAAGAACAAGCGGAGAAGTATTAAAATTTATAGTACCACTACAAGAAGACAACTCAATTATATCAGAAGCCAAAGGAGTAGAAGAAGCATTATATAAACCTAAAACATAAGTACTAGAAGAAGACCAACTATCACAAATATTATAAACAACGGGTAAAGAATAAGAGTTAGCAATATCAGTATAAGAAACAGCAGGACCATAATAAAGAATATAATCATTTGAAGAAGTATAAGCAGGGTCATAATAAAGCCTAAAATAGCTATCAGAAAACCAACCAACAACACGCCCTAAAGGAACACCATCAGAAAAGACATCAGAATTATAGCCAGCGACATCAAAACTATTACCAGAAGTATCGCCAACGACTACTCCATAAGTAGTACCAACATCCAATAAGACCATCTCCGAAAATTGTAACTCAAAATCAGTATAAGCAGTTTCAGAAATATAAATATCAGTAAAATTTTCAGTATAAATAATAGTCTTACCAAAACAGGGATTATAAGAAGAACTAGTGTCAGGGTCCTCACAAATAACAAGAGTCAAATTTTTATTAGCCCCCCAAGAACCAGACTTAAAGACAGCTTTAGTAATATTGGTCGTGCTAGCAATAAAAGACTCTCCATATCTCGAATAGTCAGTAGAATGAGTAACATTAGGAGAAGCGGAAGTTTCATAACCAACAACGTCAACAGCTTTAGCGGAAGTATTGATAGAAAATACCCCGACCAACAGCATACCCAAAACCAAGAGCGACTGCCCAAAGGAAACGTTTAATTGTTTTCGGCATAATTTCATAAAGATTTATTTTCTAAATCTCTAAAATTCTTCTCAACGACTGCCCAAAGCTGTCGTTTTTTTTCAATTTCTGGTCGCATTAAAGAATAATAGAGAAAATAAACTACCAAACCAAGTTCCAACGCAATAAGTATAAGTAAAAAAATCATATAATCACTTTCAGACCTAATGGATAGAGGTCTTACTCCTATCCATTAAGCGATTAATTATTAAAAACAACTAAAAGATTATTTTCGGCGACCCTTACCCCTACCACCGATAGAGCCGAGAATTTGAGATTTGCCCCAAGCAAACAAACGGAAACCACCAGCAATAATTAAGGCAAGAACGACCACGCCCGCACCAAAGGTCAATAAAGTACCTTTGTTATCGGTAATTCCAGTGGAAATTAAACCAGTGGAAGAAGCTAAATCAGCATCTGCGGCGGCAGAAGCGAAATTACTATAACCGACTAAGCCAGCGACCGCTAAGGTCATACCCATACCTAACTTATTCAATAAATTTTTCATAATTTCACCCCCCGTCTAGTATAAGATTTTATCATAAAAAGATAATTTACTATTTAATATATCGAAAAAATAAACCCAAAGGAACACCAATTAGGAAACAAGCATAAAAAACATAACGAAAAACCTCATAAGAGTCCATATTAACGAATAGAGCCAACAATCTGGTCTAAAGCCCAGACAGCGACTCGGAAAAATATAATAATTATAATAATATCAACAGGCCAAATCATATCAATTAGCTTTATTAGATAATACCAAACGAATAACAATATAAAAGACAATTAAAGCAAGAAAAAGATAAAATAATTGAGACATATTATTTACGTCTAAATAAAAAAAGCCTTATAGTCAAAATAATGGCTAAAGGCAAAACAATTAATAAAACAATAGTATTCATATAATTATGAGTACTTTCCTTTGTAACTTCCCATTGCTGACAAAATGAGCCATCTAAGCTCTCAGCTACACACAAATGAGTCTCGATAGTATCAATTTGATTATACATATAAAAATATTATAACACCAAACAAAAAGACGAGCAATAGCCCGTCTAAATGTTTATATTAATAGAGTTTCAGGCCGTATTCCGAAACCCTTTTAATTTTCAATAGGAGAATAAACAACTTGAAGATATTTCTTTTCAGTCCGAGAATAGGCAGTACCACGAACGTCTAAATCTTCTACACTATCACCAATTTCAAATTTAGGTTTTTCACGCAAACGCAACTTTTCGGGATAAGGACGACCAATATCTAAAAGAACATCATAGAAGACTTTTTTAACTCCGTCAGAGTCAAACTCCACCGCTTTAATGTCTTTAACTTCACCGCTAATTGTTATCATAATTCTAGCGAGTATTGATAGTAGTTTAGGGAAGCACCCCAAGTAAAATGAATACTCTTTTTA